AATTTTTCTCCTTTTCTTCGTACAGCTCGCACAGGGCCACCTGAAGATCGGTGACACTGCTCTCCACGGCGGTCACCTGCGTCAGCAGCTCGGCCAGCGTAGGGTAGTGGTAGCCGGAGAGCCAGATGTCTACGGTGTAGCCGCCGGTATTTATGTTCGACCCTGCCAATTCAAAGTGCAGGGTCCCGTCCGGTCGGAAAGTCGTGTTGGATGCATAGATTCCATCGCCCTTGCCGAAGTTGTGGTTGACCGTGCCGCCTTTTGCGATGTCTACTTCTTCACCGTATGTTCTGCCACTGTCATTGTACCTCGACTTAACGTGCACATAGTCAAGGCCGTCTGGCATTTTGATGTCGTAGGAATACCACCTTTTTCCGGTTTCCACGTGGTGGTTCCACACCAGCCGGGGCTCCGACTTGACCGCCACACTGGCCGCGATGGTGTCATACAGCGTCTTGCCGCTGAGGGTGCCGTCCTCGTCCACGTCCAGATAGTCACCCACCTTCACGCCGCCCAGCTGGGCCGCCGTGGCGGCAGGCAGGGTGTACGGCGTGCCGAACTTTTGGTCCGCCTCGCTCTTGGTGTAAAAGCTCCCGCTCTCCACCGCCGCGATGGCGGCGTCCAGGGCGTCGAGTTTGGTGTGCAGCTCAGTGGACAGCTGGGTCATTATGGCCAGCGCCTGCGCCTGCAGCTGGGCCGTGGGGATGCCGGTGACGCTGTCCCGCATGACGCCGCAGACGGCCTCATCGGTGCGGGTGTCGGTGATGTCTGCGGAGGTGACCGCCGCCGACCCCGCCGGGACAGAGATCGTGCACAGGCCCAGCTCGTACTGGTTGTGGTTCTGCAGGATGTCGGGCGGCTGAGCGGCCACGGCAGGCGTGCCGGTCTTGAGCTTGACGGCGGTCAGGTTTGCCGCAGTGTCGAACTGCAGCACCACCCGGTCGATGCGGGGCAGGGTGCTGTCGGCGTCCGGGACGGTCAGATTGACCGCCTCCCGGCTGCAGGCCGAGACGCCCTTGAAGTCGTCGTAGTTGATCCACGCAAGGCCGGGGGCTACGGTGATCTGCCGCGCGCCGGTGATGCTGACGGCGAAATTGCTGTCCTTTGCGTAGACGCCGGACGTGCGGGTGCACAGGTAGGTGGCTACATCTTCGGCACTGTAGGTCACGCCGTCCAGCGGATAGGTAATGATGCTCATGTGTTTTTCCTCCTGAGGATGGGGGTGCCGATCTCGGTACTGACCGTATTTTCACCCTTCTGAGACTGCAGGGTCACCGACGTGATGCGGGCCGCTGCCTGGATGTCGGTGCCGGGCAGGCTGGCGGCCACCACCTTGCCCACCGTGACGCTGCCCGTGGGCGTGAAGCGGAAGTTCTCAATGCGGGTGTGCTTGGCCAGTTCCTGCTCACCCAGCGCCCGCAGCGCGGCCAGATAGTCCTCCTGGCTCTGGCCGTCCTTCTTCTTTTTAGAGGTGGCGTCCAGATACAGTTCCCGCCGGGCAGAGCCGGTGTTGCCGGTGGCACCCACGGTGACGGTGCCGTCCGCGCCCGCCACGGTCACGATGTTCTTGTAGTCGGTGATGCTCTCGGTGTAGGTCAGGCCGGTCAGGTTGCCGTACTGGGGCGCATACCGGGCGTTGGGGTCCAGCTTGGGCCGGTACAGCTCAAACAGCAGCTTCTTGGCCTGCTGGTCGAACCGCACCCGGAAGCCGATGTCCAGTTCCTGGCACACCTGCTCGGCGATGCTGAGCAGGCTGCCGGGCTTGACCTCGCCGGTGTAGGTGTCGGCAAGGTCGGCCAGTTCGCCAAGCTCCAGCCCCGGCCACGCAGCCGCGCCGGACACCAGGCTGCGCAGGGTGCTTTCCACGGCGAAGCCGCTCAGGGTCCGGGTGCTGATCCGCTCGTCCAGGATGCAGGCGGCGTCTTTGGCCGCGATCACCAGTTTGTGCTCGGACTGGTTGGTCTGGGCCGAGCAGATGCGCATGATGCGGTCAGACCCCACGAGCCACAGATACCGGTCCGGGCGGCACAGGGCCTGCAGGTCGGTGGAGGCGTGCAGCTCCAGCTGCGCACCTTGCACCCCGCTGTACACGTTGTACCGCTCCGGCCAGACCAGCGACACCCAGCTTTCCAGCCGGGCCAGCAGTTTCAGCTGGCCGTCGTAGACGCAGATGCTCTTGTGGCCGCCTGCCGTCAGGGCACTTGTCCGCTCAGCCATTGCCGCCCACCTCCAGGACCACGGTGGAAAACGCTGTGCTGCAGGTCAGGGTCAGGAACAGCCATTCCGTGCCGGAATCCGCTGTGCGCTGCCATGCCTGCGTCCCGTGGCGCAAAGTCCACAGGGTGCTGCTCCCGTCCAGCGTGGACATGATGTTGTAGCCGGTGCCGTCGATGATCTGTTCCAGTTTCAGCTGGCCGCTCTCGCGGTACAGCCGGAGCTTGTCGCCGTCCTGCAGGGTGGTGACAAAGCGCAGGAATTCGCCGGTCTCCGGGTCCTTGACGCCGGGGTTGACCACCGGGCCGCGGGCTTCCAATGTCAGCTGCCAGTCCTGGGTGGCCAGCCCGGTGTTGGCGATGCGCAAATAGTTGGCCTGCTCCCGCACGCCGTAGCTGTGCACATCGTAACACACCGGCAGGCGGAAGGTGGGTGTTACGCTCAAGGTCGAGACGGTGAGCTCCTTCACGCTGTGCCAGTAGGGGTCCGGGCAGTAGAGCTGAAACGAGAAGGTGGGCCACCGGCCGGACACGCTGATGTCCGGGGTGCGCTGCACCTCAGCGTCGCACCAGTAGGCCCCGGCCACGGTCAGCCGGCCGGTGACGTAGGGCGCGAACACATCCCGCAATTGTCGCTTGCAGTAGTCCTGATTGCGCAGGATGCGCCCGGTGACCGTGCGGGTCACGCCGGATATGCTCCGGCTCTCCACGGTGGCACCTACCTGCTGGTAACCCTGGCTGGTCTCCAGATCCACGGGCAGGTCACCCAGCGGGGTGATGCTCCACAGCACGCCCGCCGCGTAACCAAAGGAAAAGGTCAGGCCGTTGCGGGCCTTGAAGATCGCGTCAAACACCCTGCAGCACCGCCCTTTCCTGTTCGTACTGTGCCTCGCGCATCAGGTCGGCAGCCGTCTGCGCTTTGCTGTAAATGTACTGGTTGACCTCGATGTTGGGGCGCTGGGTGCGCTGCGGCAGCGGAGCACGCTTCTCGTAGTCCCACAGGGAGCCGGAGGCCGTGGAGGTCGTGCTGCTGCCGGAAGTGCCGCCGGAGATGCCGGGGGTGGTCTTGCGCTTGAACGCGCCGCCGACGCCGGCCACGATGGCCGCAATGGCGGCGGTCAGGGCCACGCCTGCCGCGATCATGAGCAGGGCCTGCGGGGCACCGAATCCGGTGGGGAACAGTGCCGCCGCGACGGCTTCCAGCATGCCCACAAAGGCACTGCCGATGGAACCAATCAGGGTGCCCATGGAGGCCAGAATTTCCGGGAAGCTGGAGATCAGCCCGCCCTTCAGGCCGGTGCTGATGGCGGTGGCCGCCGCAGTGAGCGGGCCTCTCAACCCCTGAAAGATGCCGGTGAGGGTGGAGCCGAGGCCCTGCGCCTGTGTGAGCACGTCTGCAAAGCCGCTGGTCAGTCCCTTGGCGAGGTCGCCGCCCATATCCCACAGGCCGTTGGAGACGGCACTGACGCCCTTGCCCAGCAAGCCGTTGACCTGCTGGATCAGGTTCTTGCCGAAGTCGTCAATGAGCTGCTTTGCCTGCGGGGCAAGGCCGTTGTACAGGGTGGACAGCACCCATTCGCCCACGCTCTGCCAGTCCTGTTTCTTGACCGCGTTCACCAGCGTGCTGAAGGTGCCCACCACGCCCTTGTCGGCCTCGTCCTGCCAGCCCTTGACAAGGCCGTCAAAGCTATTGGCAGAGGCTTTCTTGATCTCCTCGGTGGTCTGCGGGACACCGTCGGCGGCAATGGTCTTGACCCGCTCCACCGTGACCAGCGCCCCGTCCACGATGTCGTTGTAGGTCTCGGTGATGACCTGTTTCTGGGTGCTGGTGCCGTCAGTCAGGGTCTCGGTGATCGTCTTGGTGCTGGTGGCAATGCCATTGACCACGGAATCAAAGGTCGAGGTGACCGTGTCCCGGACGGTGGCAGCAATCTCTTCATAGGTCTTCTGGGTCTGGGCCGTGGTCTTGCCGTGGTCGGTGACATACTTGGTGACAGTCTTGTAGTTTTTCACCACGCCGTTCACCATCTCCTTGCCGGATTCGGTCACGGTGCGGGTCAGCCGGTCATACTCCTCGCTGCCCTTGCGCAGGTGCTCGGTGAGCTCGGTGGTCTGGATGGTCACCTTGCCCAGGGCGTTGGTGGTGTCGGTGTGGCCTGCGTCCTGCAGGGACCACAGCAGGGTCTCGGCGGCCTGTGCGGCGACCTTGGTCTTTTTGGCCGCCTTGGTGGCGGCGTCCCCGGACTTGGTATAGGCCGGGACGACCACCTCCGCCATGGACTGGGCGCTGTCGGCCACGTCGGCGTTGGCGTCCGCCCAGACGGAGGACCAGTCGTTCCCGCTGGCGGTTTTAGCAATGGTGGCACCGGCGGTGGCTGCGATGGCTCCTGCACCAACCGCACCGCCTTTGCCGGTGAGGCCGTTGATAAAGCTCTGGATAAGGTTCTTACCCCACTGCACCGCCTGCGAGGGCAGGCTCTTGATCCAGGCAAGCGCACTGGAAAAGCCGCCCTTGAAGGCGTTCAGCAGGCTGGAGCCCATGCTCTTCACGCCATTGGCCACACCGGTGAGGATGGTCTTGCCGATGTTCAGCCAGTTAATGGCCGAGATCACCGACAACACGGCCTGCAGGATCTTCTTCCAGTTTGCCAGCAGATCCGGCACCGCCTTGACGATGCCCACGACCAGCTGCACGATGATGGCCACGCCCTCGCCGAGGATCTTGGGCATGTTGTCATTGATGATGCCGCAGATGTTGATGATGATATCCGGCACATAGGCGATCAGATCCGGCAGACCGGCGATCAGGCCGTTGAGCAGCTGGGTGATAAGGTTCAGACCGGCGTCCACAAAGCTGGCCGCGTTGTCCCGCAGCTGGTCTGTAAATGCCAGCAGCTGCGGCAGAGCGGTGGAGAAGAACTCCGGGATGCCCTCGGTGAAGCCCTGTGCCAGGGAGCTGAGCAGCTCGGTGCCGGTCTGTAGGAGCTCCGGCACAAGACTATAAACAATTTCCGGAATGCCTGCCAGTACGTTGCCGATCATGGGAAGCAGATTGTCCACAAGGAAGGTCTGTGCCGTGTCGGCCAGCGCCTGCAGCGGCTCGGTGAGGTCTGCGCCGGTGGACCAGTTGCCCATCACGTTTTCCGCAGCCGCCTTCATGGCGGCAAAGCTGCCGGTCAGGGTGGTGGCGGCTTCCTTTGCGGTAGTGCCGGTGATGTCCATCTCCTGCTGGATGATGTGGATGGCGCTGTACATGTCGGCCAGATTTCCGAGGTCATACTTCACGCCGGAGATCTTGGTGGCGTCGTTCAGCAGCCGCTGCATCTCGGCCTGGGTGCCGCCGTAGCCGAGCTTGAGGTTATCCAGCATGGTGTAATTCTGCTTGGCAAAGCCCTGATAGGCGTTCTGGATATCCTGCATATCCGTGCCCATCTTGTTGGCGTTGTCGGCCATATCCACCATGGCCATGTTGGCAAGCTGGGCGGCGGCGTTGGTGTCCTGGCTGACGCTGGACAGCAGGCTGGCCGCAAAGCTGGTGGTCTGCTCCATGTAGTCGTTGGCAGAAAGGCCCACGGTCCGGTATGCCTGCGCGGCGTACTCCTTGACCGTGTCGGCACTGTCCTTGAACAGCGTTTCCACGCCGCCAAGGCTCTGCTGCAAGGCACCGCCCATGTTGATGGAATCAGAGATGATCTTGCCGATGCCGGCCGCCACGATGACGTTCTTCAGGGTGCCGACCAGCTTCTGACCAATGCTCTGCCCGGTCTGCTCGCCAAGGCCTTCGGTCTCTTCGTCAAACATCTCGGTCAGGGCGCTTTTGATGCCCTGCGCCGAGGGCACGATCTGGACATACGCCTTGCCCAGTTCGATTCCGTCCGCCATGTTGTCAACCTCCTTTCAGCGCCGCAAGGGCGGCCTCAAACTCTTCCGGGCTGTCGTAGCTCTGCACGTCGGTATCGCTGTCCGCGGACAGGCCGTGCAGGTCTGCCAGCACAGAGGGCACCGTCCGGGTGTCGTTGCTCAGGCCCCACAGGATCTGCGTCAGGCGGTCGGCGGTGTAGGCTTGCAGCTCGATGTGCAGCGGCACGGTCTTGCCGCTGGCCTTCATCATGCTGCGGCTGTCCTCCGGCAGGCCGGCAGCAAGGGTGGCGGCCAGACGCAGCGGCAGAGCGCGCCAGTCCAGTACATGGTAATACTGGGCAAAATCGCAGATCAGGGCGTCCTCGTCCGATGCGATCAGTTCGGCGAGGATGCAGAGTTTTTTCCGGCCGTGAAGCTGTTCATCAGCTCGCCCAGGGCGTCCGCCACCTTGGCCACCGGCACGCGGCCGTCCGGGGTGCGCAGGTGGTCATACAGCTTCTTCCGGCCCTCTTTGCCCAGCAGGCGCAGGGTCAGGCGGCTCATGTCAAAGACGTTGCCGTCCTGCATGCCGCCCAGGGCGTCCAGCAACTCGGCGTCGTCCAGTGCGTCCTCGCTCAGCTCGATTTCAAAGCCGTCGTTCGTTTTTGCAGTGATCATGCCTGCACCTCCTTGGTCTTGGCAGCGGCCTGGGCGGCAGCAGTGCCGCCCAGAATGTACTCGTAATGGGTGTTGCCCTTGGCATCCGGCACGGCGGTCAGGGTGGTGTTGTAACCCACGGCGCTCTTGGCGTAGGTGATATCGCCCACGGCGGTGACGGCGGCATCCGGGATGACGATGCGCTTGACCGCCTTGTTCTTCATCACCATCTCAATGACCCAGCTGCAGTCCTTCTGCTCGGAGGAGTTTGCCTTGACCGTGATGCCGGTGTCCAGCGTGCCGGTGACGTTGTCGTCGCCGTACACGGACTTGAGCACCTCCACGTTCAGGGCCTCCAGCAGGGTGTACTGGAAGGTGTCGGGCTTCTCGGTCTGCTGGGTCAGCACGGTGTCGCCGCCCCAGGCGTTGGTGTTCTCGCCGGAGGGCGAGTTGCTGTTGGTCACGCCGTCCTCGGAGGCGTAGCCCAGGCACTTAAAAGCCTTGTCCAGTTCGGTCTTGGCGTCGGTGGGCAGCGGGGTGCCCAGCGGGGCACGCCAGATGGCACCGCCCACCTTGGGCTTTGCAGCGGTCACATTCTTTGCATCTGCCATAAAAAGGCTCCTTTCGTTCTCAGTAATGTACCACGCCGAAAACGGCCTGATACCTGGGCCGTTTGCGGGTGGTGTCGGGGAAATTGTAGTCGGAATAAAGGTCGCAGCGCACAAGCTGCGGCAGGTTGTCGGCGTCCTGCATGGCGGCCTTGACAAGCTCGTTGAGCTTGGCCGCATCCAGGGTGCCGTCGTGGCTGGTGGCGGCGGGCCCGTAGGACTGCACCGCGATGGTGGCGCTATAGATGCCGTCCTCATAGCCGGAGCCGGTCTTTTCCAGGACACAAAAATTGTCGGAGGGGTTCTCCGGCACGGACATAAAGCAGGGGAAACCGTTTTCCCGCAGGTAATTCAGGATGATTTCTTCGATCATTTCTTTCGCTGGTAGCTCCTCACGGTGATTACTCTGCCGTCTTTCAGGTGGCGCTTATGCTCATGTACCACGGTGCCGCTGCGGCTCGAAGAGACAGCTTTCAGCAGGGTGTTGTTGGCAGAGTTATCATTGTAGGCCTTCTGAGAAACAGTCTCCACCACAGCGACTGCACGGGTCTGGGCCACATAGGCCTCATACCCGTCGCCGCAGCGGTTCTTCACGGTGTCCGCACGGGCTTTGAGCACGGCCTGCATTTCCGGAGAACGCATCAGAGCACGAACGCCGGCGCTGTTCAGTTCCACGCGCAGCTTACTCAATCCGTTCCACCTGCACTTTCTTGTTCCAGGCCAGAGGCACAAGCGCCTCGATGTACTGGGAGGCACCGCCGTACACTCGCCATTTCTGGCCAAAAAATTCCACGGTGCAGCCCTCCCAGCGGTGAGCGTCGCCTTTCGGGATGCACAGCTCGTAGGCCACCCGGCGGCCCGTAAGCTGCAGGTCGGTGACCACGGCGGCATTGTCCACCGGCGTGATGAGCACATTTTCCACCGTGACCGGTGTTTCGGTGTAAACCGGAGCGTGAAAAGCATCCTCGCCGGTCTGGGTGCGCTCATAGAGGATGACGGGGATGCCCTTAATCAGAGCCATAGGGTTCGATCACTCCCATCCGCTGACGGCGCAGGCCCAGCCGGGCCAGCTCCGATTTTTTGATGAACAGGCCGCCGCCGGGCACCAGAAAGGACCCGGACGCCGAGTAGCCGCCGGCTGCCTGGGTGATCTGGGTCATAGGCTCCTGGTTCGTGCTGGTCATCAGGGTGCGGGCGGCCACATCCACGGCCACGCTCTTGGCCACCATGGCCAGCGCCGGGTCAGCGGCCACCAGTGCGGGCAGGTCTTTGCCTGCCTTGCGGGCTTCCACGTCCAGGCTGGCCGAGATGATATCCAGCAAGGAGAACGCCCTTGCCTGCTCGGCAGCGGTCATGGGACGCCACAGAGCGGTCATGTCCTCCACGGTGGCGTAGCTCATTCAGCAGCCTCCGGTTTCTCCTTGGCGGCAGCCTTGGGTTTGGCCGCTTTTTCTGCCTTGACGGGCTCCCAGTCCCCGCCGGAAACGCGGCAGGGCGTCTCGATCACAGCGCCGGTGCGCTTGTTGCGGTACAGCATGGCGTGTCCTCCTTAGGCGTTGGCCTTGATGTGGGCGAATGCGGACGGATCCAGGATGCCCCAGCCGATGTAGGCCTCGCCGCGCAGGTATACCTGGTTGTGGCCCTTCAGGTCACCCAGATCCGCATCGTTGTCGGGATTGCCGTACTGGATCACCTCAATGGGCATCTCCTTGGCGTAGCCCCACTTGAAGCAGTTGGTGAAGTCGCCCACCAGCGCACGGTCCAGGCTGGAACCGGCGGACAGGTTGGAGGTGGATTCCACCCGCAGGCCGTTCACCTCGCCGGGGTTTGCGCCCCAGGCCAGCTGCGGGTACAGCTTGGCACCGTCGGTGGTGGTCTGGGCCGCCAGAGCGCTCTTGAAGCTGGGGGCCAGCACCATGCCGGTAACGTCCCGCTCCGCGCCCTGCACCAGGGCGATGGCGGCCTCCACGTTGGTGTCGGGCTTGTCGGAGGCGGCAATGGTCACGGCCTGGGTGACCTTGCTGTCAAAGTGGTTGGTGCCGATGACGCCGGACGCAGAGCCGGTGCGGGGGTTGATGCCGTGGAAGGCCATGAGGTCCAGACCCTTGGCCACCTTCTTGGCAAAGCCGTCCGCAAAGGCGCTCAGAACGTCCATCTGGGCGTCCTCGGAAGCGTACAGGAACTCGTCGGACACGCGTGCACCATACTCGATCTTGATGGGCACGATGGTGATGGGCTCCACGGTCATGCCGCCCTTGCCCTTGGCACCGTTTTCTGCCACGATGTCCACTTCCTTGTCCAGCGTGAAGGTGAATTCCTTCTGGCCGTTGAAGGCGATGGGCGTTGCGCCGCAGAGCTTGGCCAGCGCGGACGCGCCGGTAGTTTTCTGGATAAAGCCGGGGATCAGCTCCTCCGGGAACAGGGAGCCTTTGCTCAGAATATCTGCCATGATGTGTTCTCCTTTACTCGTTGTTCATCAGCTGGTTTGCGAAACTGCGCCAGGCGGCCTTTTTGCCGCTGCCGCTGGGGTCGGGGTCGCCGCGCAGGGGTGCGGGCGGGGTCTTGGGCTTGATCAGCTGCAGCAGGTTCTGGGCGTCCTTGCGGATGTCCTCCTCCTTAGAGCCGGTCAGGCGGCCCGCCAGGTCGAACGGCAGGCCCACCTCATGGGCAACGCGGGTCTTGAGCGCGTCCGTCTCGTAGGTCTGGCAGCGGGTGTTCAGCTCCGCCACCTGCCCGGCGAGGGCCTCGTTCTGGGCCTTGAGGTCGTTGTAGTCGGCGTAAGGGGCCAGCCTGTCAGCGACAGCGGCCTCAAACGCCTCCTGCGTGGTAATGGGTTCAAATGCTTCTGCCATGGAATACCCTCCTTTATGGCAACAAAAAAACAGGCCCGGGTGGCCTGTTAATAGCGGATGCGCTGCCGGCGCTTGCCCTTGCCCTCGGCGCACTGCCAGTGGGCCAGGATCACGCTGTCCAGCAGCTCGATGTGGCCGCCCTCGGTCAGAGAGCGGTAACCGAAGCCGCCGTTGGAGCCGATGGCCCGCTTTTCGCAGTTGGAAGCAGCCTGCGCAAGGCCGGGCTGGCCGGCATGGCACAGGGCTTGCGCAAAAAGGGCCTGCTCGAAGGCGGCGTTGGCGGTGATGACCTGCTTGACCGTGGGCAGCACGGGGGACCTGAGGTGGGCGGCCTTCATGGCGTCGGCCAGAAGCTGCTGCCCGCTGGCCCCGTCCACCGCCACGGCGGCTAGGTCGGCTTTGGATAGAAAATCAAGAAGCCACCCGCTGCCGTCCCGGGTAGGATGGCAGCCGATGGCTTCCACGAAGATAGCGTTGTCTTTGGTGCGGCACGCAACGGCCAGCGCACAGCTGGTGCCGTCGGTGCTGAACTTGATGCCGGCATACAGCTTGCCGGTGAGCTTGGGCAGGGTGTCGGTTTTCAGTTCGTCCCACTCTGCCCGGCTGATGGCCGATTTGAGGTTGTACCGAAGCCACAGCCCCAGACGCTGGATGTTGAAGTCGATGGGGTCATCGCCGATCTCATCCGCCACACTGCGCTCGGTGAAGATGGTGCCGAGGCTGGGGTTCGTCTGATACCAGGCCTCCACGTCGTGGGGGTCGGTCTGCTGCTCCACGCTCCACTCGGCCCAGCCGGTGTTCTGCGTGTCGCCCCGCAGGGCGGCGTTGCGCATTTTGAGGAACACCGTGCCGGAGGACACCGGCGTGGGCGGGGTGCCGCAGAACAGGGTCTGCGGGTTCTCGCTGTCAGTGACCACATACTTCAGGGCACTGGCCTGATCGTCGGTGTACTCCTGGGCCTCGTCGATGACCAGCAGGTCAAAGCCCTCGCCCAGGCCGCCCTTGGAGGAGCGGGTGCGGAACTCGATGCGGCCCTCGCCCTCTTCCAGCTGGATGTGCTCCCGGCCCACGGCCTGAATGGATTTATAGGGGATCTTGGCCTTGTCCAGCAGGTGGCACAACCGCTCCCAGGCGGCCCGGGAGGTGGTGGTGCGGTGGGCGGTGTGCAGGATGCTCTCGCCCTGCTGCAGGCCGTACAGCTCCCGGATGGCGGCGATCTCGTTCTTGCCGTTGCGGCGGGGCACGGCATAGCCGAACTTGGTATGCACCCACAGATCCTCCTCGTTGCGGGCAAGGATGTCATACAGCAGCAGCTCCTGCCACTGCTGGGCGATGCGCCCGGTGGAGTTGTACAGGTCGATGGCGTCCTGGCCGAAGGTTTTGGTGTAGGGCAACACCACGGCAGCGGTGGGCGTCTGACGCCCCAGCCTTGCCGGGGCTGTCTGTTTTCGCGTCCGCGGCATGGTGGGCTGGGTTCCTCCTTTGCATGAAAATGATGGCACCGTTTACTGGAATCGAACCAGTGACCTGTGGTTTTGGAGACCACGGCCCTGCCAACATGAGCTAAAACGGCATGAAAAAACCACTGTTGTGCCTTTTTGAGGGCATACAGTGGTTAAACTAGGATATTCCGTGGATGAAAGTTTACTTTTTGGCAGAGACCTTGCACTCTTCCGGGTACAATTTTTGGTATTCGGGATATAAAAAATGGCTGGTATTCAGGACGGCGTCCGGGCAATCGTGGCACTTTCCGAAACGAAGATCATCGGAGGGAGTTCCTAACTTTTTGCATTTGCCCGGTCCATCCCGGTGAATACAGACATTGCATTCCGGGATACAGACCGGCACGCTGTAAAGTGGAGCACGGAACCCCATGCTGATATCCTCTTCACGCAAAAATTTAGACATTTTGGAGCACCTCGATCTCTAAAAAATATCGGTCGTCTTTTCTACCAACATCCAGCACACGATACTGCATCCCACGGGCAAACAGGACTTCGTCCTGACTTTTGAATTTGGGAAGCGCTACAGGCTGAAGGAACTGGCAGCCCTTATATCCTGCCGGAACATGCAGCTGAATCAGCGTGTCACGGCCCGGAAGATGCAGATCCTGAAAACTGGTTGATATAAATATCGGAAATTCCGGTGTGAGATCCACAAGGTCTTGCAGATCCTGCAGGGTCGGATTTTTGGGAAGCCCGAACCCTAGAAAAGAAAGCGCTGTGTTCCGGTACAGGGTGACGCTCTGCGGCATCACGCCGGAAGCCAGCGCGTTATCCAATGCGGAAATGGTCTCCTGGATCTGCGGTGTGATTTTTCCGTTCCGGATGGCAAAGTTCACACGGGTCGCCGTAAAGCCGGTATACTGCCGGAGAGCCTCCTGTGCGGTTTCCGGCAGACTAAGCACCTGCTCGGACATTGCGGCCTTGATGGCCTTGATCTCAGGTGAATCGACCGGCGGCAGCCCAATCTGTTTTCGTGCTTCTATCTTAGCAGAATCGTCTCGGTTTGTCGATGGGTTTTGAATCTTTTGAATGCGTGCCTGCCGGGCGTCCTCATCCTCCGTCCACGTCTTGTTCCACACGTTCTGCCGCCTGCCCTCGCCGGGGTCATATTCCACCCGGCAGCGGCAGCGCTCGTGGCGGCGGTAAACGTCTTTGGGCACACGGGGGTAATCGTAAGTGCCGGCCAGCGCACTGCACCATTTGCAGCAGTGGCTCTCGGCGGTGCGGATGACACGGGGCCGCAGCCCGGCCTTGCCCTGAAAATCCACGTTGCGTTTCAGGGTGTCGTCCACCACCATGCGGGAGAAGGTACGCACCGGCTCGTCCAGTGCCCACGCCACATCCGCAAACTGCTCCGCCGTGGACACCTTGTTCAGCAGGTCGTCCACAGCGTCGGTGGGCAGCACGGCCCGCTGCGGGGCAATGCCGAGATTTGCCTGCTGGTTCAGTGCCTGCTGCACGGCAGCGGAAGCGTCCGCCACCAGCAGGTGCTCCTCTTCCAGCAGGGGGCGCACCACCCGGTCGGCAATGTTCCAGTACAGCCTGCCGTCCGGCAGGGCGTCGGCGGTCAGGTTGCGGCGGAAGGCCTCGGCCAGGGCGCTGCCCACAAGCTCGGCGTAATCCGCAGCGGCAGCGTAGGTGTCGGCGGCGGGCTTTGCGTCGCCCAGCAGCGCCCGGAAGTCGGCCCGGATGCGCTCCAGCAGCTCCGGGGCAATGTCCTTGTCGGCCATGGGTGCCTCCTCAGCTCTCGGAGCGGATGCCGGTCAGGTCCCGCAGGTTCTCCGCACCGAAATAACCGGGGATGGCTGTGTTGATCTTGCCCACGGCGTCCCCGATGCCGGACAGGGTGGCGGCGTCCGGCTCGAACACCGGCTCCCACACCGGGCGGGTGAGGTAGAGCTGCTGACGCTGGTAGGCGATGCCGTCCCGCATGCAGGCGGCCAGATACCCGGCGTTCAGGAAGCCGCTGCCAAAGGTGCGCTGTGCCTTGCGGGCCGCCAGGCGCAGGCTCTCGTGGCTGGACTTGATGGCCTCGGCGCTGGAGGGGTTGTCGGTGACGAAGCCCAGATCATCCAGCGTCAGGCCGGTCTCGCCTGCAAACAGGGCGGCAAAGGTGCGCAGCTGCTCGGTGTAGGGGCTCATGCTCTGCTGGGTGAACTGGCCCACCACCGGCTTGTCGCCGTCCTCGTCCTTGGTGAATTCCAGAAAACTGGAGATGGTGGCCTTCCACTTGTCCATCTGCTCGGCGTCGTTGGAGGTGCCCAGCACATATTTCTGCGGGAAGGAATAGAACTCGGCGCTGATCTCGCTGCGCTTGAGGGTGCGCAGGGCACCCTGCTGCAGGCCCATGCAGGCACGGGAGATGCGGCTGTGGCCAAAGGGCCGCTTGGCATCCGGGCGGTATACGACGGGCACCAGCAGCGGGGCCGGTGCGAGGTTTGGCACCTGATACGGCTTTTGGCCGTCGGGGTAATACCAGGTGCTGTCCGCCGTGAAGTAGGCCTCCAGCAGGGGCTTGTCCGTCTCCGGGTCACGGGACAGCACGGCATATCCTTCCGTGAGCAGGCCGGTCACCTCGTCCAGGATGCCGGTGGCGTTGCCGCCGTCGATGACCTGCAGCCGGGGGTAGCCGCTGCCGTCCGGGCTGATGTACAGAAAGCAGCAGCTGGAAATGAGGGCCGACAGCACGGCACTGTCAAACAGGGTGTCTGCGTTGTTCATCTGGTAGATGGAGTTCAGGTCAAAGTTATCATCCCGGAACTCCCGCCAGACCAGCCGGTCGGCCAGAGCGTCCACAGCTTTCCCGCACCAGCCCAGCGTCTCGCTGAAAAAGCGGAACTCATCCGGGGTGACCTTGCCAAAGTCCTTTACGGCGTTCTTCATCTCGTAATACTTGTAGCGGGTCAGCACTCGGCTGCGCTTCTGGTTCAGGCGGCGGCGCAGATAGGCCATGCCTTTCAGGTCGGTCATGGGCGGTGGATTCTCCTTTCACGAGAAAATATTCACAGTACGGTCTGGGAAGGTCAGAGGGCCCCCTGGGAGGGGGATGCCCCCCCGTCCCTGCGTGCGTGTCCCGGCGGCGCTGCGGGCCGTCTCAGCGGCTGCGGTACGCCGTCCAGTCGGTGCTCAGCGGCAGGGCCATGGAGGCATCTGCATCCGGCTCCGTCTGCTGCTCCACAGGCGTAAACAGCTTGTCGCTCTTCTGCCGGTTGCACCAGAAATGCGCCAGCTGCAGGTTGGCGAGGTCGCTGGGGTGGCCGCCCTTGGCCACCGGAATGATGTGGTCGATGCACGGCGAAAGCGGATGCGGAAACTTGTAGCTGAAATCCACAGGCTTGCCGCAGATGCCGCACACGGTCTGGGTGGCGTAGATCTTTTTCTTGTTGCGTTCAAACGCCAGCCGGTGGGTGCCGTCCCGATCCGGGCGTGCAACAGTCTTTGCCATGGGCAGCTCCTTGGGGTGTGCTGCCTGCCGGTCTCCTCAAGGGGGAGGAGGCCTTTTGCAGGCAGGGGGTGTTTTGAAAGGCCGGGGTACAAAATGACCCCGGGGGTCTTTGCAGGCCCCGGGGGTATGAAAAAAGCCGCCCCTGCGGACGGCGGAAAATATCAAAAAAGGCCCGGCTGGTACATTCAGGCTGTTGGGTGAGTAAATGTGTGTTCCCCTGTCGCAGCCGGGCAGCACAAAGCCCGCAGGATTGAAGGGAGTAAACCTTTCCTGCGGGCTCTTGCGATGATACTATTTTATCATGAAATCAAAGACATGTCACTGACGTCGTACTGACGTTTTACTGACATCTGTCACAGTTCCAAAGCATCCACACCTTTACGGTGATGACGGTAAACCTGCCGTACACAGATGCTCATCTTCTGTGCAATCTGCTCCCAGTCCTGAAAGCGGAGATACTTCAGCCGCAGGACCTCGTAATCCTTCGGGTCGTCCACATCCTCCAGTCGGGCCATAAGTTCGGCGTGGAGATCATCACACAGCATGATCTGTGCATTCAAGGCTTTCTCGGCTCGTTCAATACGTTCTACTGTTCGTGCCAGACTCTGCCCATCACCGCTGCCGCCCGGCATTCCGGTCAGTTGCTGCGTGGTACAACCGGTGTCACGTTCTGCTTCATCTAAATCATCTCGCAGGTGCTTGGCCTTTACCATAGCGTCCCCGTACCGACTGAGCCAGCGTCTTTTCTCTTCGTAGGTCATGCCAGCTCCTCCACCCGGACGAACACCCCGCAGGGGTCCGACCAGAACTTCTCCACAATCTCGCTGCACACCTGGGCATCGTCGTCCCAGAAGTGCAGGCGGGTCATCTCATCCTTGAGGGCCTTTTCCAGGTTGTCAGTGTCCGGCTTGCTGGTGCGCCACGCACCGTTCCTGCGCCCCTCGGAGGGGAAGCACCACTTGACCAGCAGGCGCACCGGTCTGCCGGCAGGGATGGGCTTTGCCGGGGCGTGGGGTGCCAGATGGGCATGGAGCTTGGCACGGGTGGCTTTGAGTTCCGGGCTGTCGTGCAGCACGGCGCAGGGCTTGCCGCCCTTCATGTAAGCGTGCAGCTGCTTTGCGTTGTGGGTGGTGGTGGGCGGCTGCATGGGGATAAAGAATTGCATGTACATGGGGTTCACCTCGTTTTTCTTTTTTTTTGATGCAGGCCAACGTGATGGGGAGGGTTCCCCGGATGGATGGGGGCTGTGCACGCCCCATCCTCCGGGATCCCCATCACACACGGACGGATTATGCTATTATATATAGGCATTTTCCGTCCCGGATCCGTAGGAAAATGCGGCATTTTCCGAAATCCGTAAAAAATGCGGATGCGGATTATCCGGGCATTTTACCGTTTTTGTACTTTCTGTAAAGCAAAATATTGCAATCTGTAATCATCCATCCGAACCGGGTTCTTTGCGGCCCACGTCGGTGCCGTCGATCCAGTAACCGCCGTCGGCTTTCAGGCGGCGGCGCACGGTGTCCGGCTTCAGGCCCATATACTCGGCCATGGCGTAGACAGTGACCTTGCCATCCATCGTGCAGGATTCGTAGGCGGTGGACAGCTCCACGGACTTGTTCTTGGCCAGCTTCTCCCGGCTGCCCCAGCGCTTTTCCGCGCCGCGTGCGGCAAAGCCCTTGACGTCTCCGTCCGGCTGCAGATCCTCCAGCAGACCGCTGTCCGGCTTGTGCACCGGGTAGTCAAACCAGAGGTTCACCGGGTCAAAGCGGGCGAACTCGCGGAGCGTGCCCTCGATGCGCCAGGCAGTCATGCCGTCGGCCTGCTTCTGGGCGGCGGCGACTTCGGCGTCAATGGCCCGCAGGTCGGCCAGGCCCAGGCACTCCTTGGCCACAGCCAGCATCCGGCTCTTGCTGAGGGTATCGTCCGGGCCGTAGGCGTCCGCATGGCCGCGCTTGTCCAGCATGGCCTTGATGCACCGACAAGCTGCCTTGTTGCGCAGCTGCTCCCGGATGGCGTCGGTGGGCGTCAGCTCGGTCATGTCCAGCATGGCGTCCGGGTCACGGGCGAACACGCCGGAACCGGACGCACGGTCCATGCTGCGCTTGCCGCCCTGGGCACCTTTGCTGTGGTGATGGCAGTAGATCACGGCGCAGTCCAGTGCGCGGCACACAAGGTCAAACTGGTTGCAGAACTTGGCCATCTGGTCGGCGCTGTTCTCGTCGCCGGTGATGACCTTATAAATGGGGTCCAGCACCACGGCCATGTAGCCCTTTTTCTGGGCCCGGCGGATGAGCTTGGGGGCCAGCTTGTCCATGGGCACGGACGCACCGCGCAGGTTCCAGATGTCGATGTTTGCAAGGTTCTCCGGCGCAAGGCCGAGGGCCGCATACACATCCTTGAAGCGGTGCAGGCAGGACGCCCGGTCCAGTTCCAGATTGATGTACAGAACCTTGCCCTGTGCACAGTTGAACTGCCCCAGCCACGGTTTGCCCTCGGCAATGGAGATGCACAGCTCGATGAGGGCAAAGCTCTTGCCGGCCTTGCTGGGGCCTGCCAGCAGCATCTTGTGGCCCTTGCGCAGCACCCCGAAGATGAGCGGGTCGGCCAGCGGCGGCAGGCTGGCCCAGTCGGCGGCAAGGTTCTCGGTGTCCGGCAGCTCGTCGGTCTCGGCTCCCAGCCAGTCCCGCCACTCGTCCCAGCAGCTTTTGCCGATGTTTGTTTCCAGCAGCACCTGCTTCTGGCTGCCGCGCGGGATGCCGGGCATCCGGCTCAGGCGGGAGGGATTGCGGTTCTGCTGGTCGATGGTCAGGCCGTTCTTCTGGCAGGCGGCGTAGAGATAATCCACCCGCTTGCGGTACTCGGTGTAGTCCGGGGCATCCACCTTGACGATGGCATGGACGCTCTTGCCGCCGGAGTAGACGAGGGCCGCGCAGGGCAGTTCCAGCTGCCGGATGATGGCCTGCTGCTTGCCCAGCTCCATGTTGTCGCATTCCACAAGGGCATAGCGATAGGCGGTGATGTTGGCGTCTTTGCGGCCGGTGCCGTCCACGGGGTTGAAGCAGATCCAGGCACCCACCTCCGGGTCCCAGTCGCCCAGCACCTTGCCGAGATCCCCGCCGCAGGTGCCCAGTTCGGCAAGGAGCTGCCCGGCGGTGCGGGTCCAGCTGCCCTTGGCCGGGCGGCGTTTGTCGTCGGCCATGAAACTCTCGGTGACATAGGCCACATACTCGTCCTCTTCAAACAGGGCCTGCAGGTAGCGCCTGAGCTGGTCCACAGGGTCCCACTGTTCCGGCAGGGCGAGATCGTGGGCTTCCACCCAACGGGGGTCTACCAGCTGGCCGTCTGTGTGGTTCGTCCCGGCGGAGATGTCGTCGTTCCAGTCCAGCGCATGGCCCGCCGGGCCGCTCCACCCGTGGGAGTAGGCCATCTGGAAGATGCTGCTCACCGTGACGGGGCTGCCCCCGCCGCCGTGGAAGCTCTCCCATTTTTTGACACACTCGCCCTTGTGGTAGCGGCCGGCGTCCCGCGTGCTCCATTGCTCCCAGACGGTGACCGGCAGGCCGCCGTCCTTGAGGGCCATGCCCACCGCGACCCACTCGTCATAGGTCAGGGCGGACGGGCTGAGAAATTCCAGCGCTTCTTTGAGATCGTTTTCATGTTCCATGTGCGTTACCATCCAAAGTCCGTCGGCACGGCGGGCTGTGCGTCAGGCGTGAAGGTTTTGGGGTCCACACCCTTGGGCACGCCGCGCCAGCCGCCGGCTGCAATGCGGTTGATCATGCGGCTGGCCGCGTCAAAGCTCCAGCTGCCCACATGCCGGAAGCCGTAGCGTTCCAGCAGGCGGATCTGCTTGGGCGTGGTCAGGCCCTCGGTCTGGCGCTTGTGCAGCCGGTCCAGCAGCAGGGTCGCCTTGCCGGCGGATTCCACCGCATCCGGCAGGATGCCCAGCTTTTCCAGCGCGGCGGTCTGCTTGTCGCTGGGCGGCCCGGCTTCCCACCCGAAGGTGGGCACATACCCGGACAAATCCTCGGCCTGGATGCTCATCTCGTACTGCAGCGGGTCCACCAGCTTTGCCTTTTTGCGGCGCTGCTCTGCCAGCTGCTTGGCGAGGGCTTCTTCCCGCTGGGCTACCACGTCCTCGCTGGCCTGTGCGGCGGCCTGTTCGATGTCCTCCGGGCAGCCGCTCTCGGCAAGGGTCTCGGTCATCTGTCGGGCCACGGCGCGGTCCTCACAGACCAGATCCGCCGGGCGGCACAGTTCATGCCGGTCGGTCATCCACAAAAAGTCGAGCAGCAGCAGGTCGGTCTTGCCGGGAGAGAGCCGGGTGCCGCGCCCCACCATCTGGCTGTACAGGCTGCGCACCTTGGTGGGCCGCAGCACCACCACGCAGTCCACGGACGGGCAGTCCCAGCCCTCGGTCAGCAGCATGGAATTGCAGAGCACGTTGTACTTGCCGGCGTCGAAGTCGGCCAGCACTTCTTTGCGGTCGGCACTCTGGCCGTTGACCTCGGCGGCCCGGAATCCCTTGGCGTTGAGCAGATCGCGGAATTTCTGGCTCGTCCGGATGAGGGGCAGGAACACCACCGTCTTGCGGCCTTTGCAGCGCACGGCCATCTCGGCGGCGATCTGCTCCAGATACGGGTCCAGCGCGGTGCCGAGGTCGGCCACAGCGTAGTCGCCGCCGCTGAGGGTCACGGACGAGATGTCCAGCTGCAGGGGAATGGTCTGGGCCATGATCTTGCACAGATAACCCTCTTTGATGGCATCCGTCAGCTTGTACTCATAGGCCAGGCTGTCGAACACCTCGCCCAGATTGCGCATGTCGCCGCGGTCCGGTGTGGCGGTGACGCCAAGCACCTTGGCCCCGCTGAAGTAGTCCAGGATGCGGCGGTAACCGTCGGTGATGGCGTGGTGGGCCTCGTCGATGATGATGGTGCCGAAATAATCCTGCGGGAAGCGTTCCAGCCGGGCGGTGCGCTGCAGGGTCTGCACGCTGCCCACCACCACCCGGAACCAGCTGTCCAGGCAGGTGGATTCGGCCTTTTCCACGGCGCTGACAAGGCCGGTGGAACGCTGCAGCTTGTCGGCAGCCTGTTCCAGCAGCTCGCCCCGGTGCGCCAGAATGAGCACCCGGTCGCCGGCACGCACCTGATCGGCGGCCACCGACGCGAACACGATGGTCTTGCCGGTGCCGGTGGGCAGCACCAGCAGGGTGCGGGCATGGCCGTTCTCCCACTCGGTGTGGATGGCATCCCGTGCGGCCTGCTGGTAGGGGCGCAGGGCTTGCGTCTTTGCCATTTAAAACGCCCCCTGTGTCCAGCCGTGGGCAGGCGCGGCCGTGGGCTCCGGCGGCGGCAGGAAGCGGGTCACCTCGTTGCTCTGGCCGGTCTCGCCTGCGTGGGGGCCGCTCTGCTTGGTGTACTCCCGGATGCCGAGGCGGCACAGGCCCTTGCTGCCCACCACCTCGTTCCAGCGGGGGCGGAAGGTCTCGCCGCGCTTGCACTGGCCGATGCTCTCAAAGAACGCGCCCAGCAGACCCTGGGTCTTGGTATGCAGGTACAGGCGGTGGGTCACGGTGGTGTCGCCCTTGGCTCCGCCATAAATGCGCAGGGTCAGTTTTGCCATGGAGCAGGGCGGCAGCTTGGCCCCGCCCTCATAGCGGGCACGCTCCATGCCGGTGACCTCAAAGGGGTAATCCCTCTCCGGCAGCAGGACGAACTCCTGCTGTTCGTTGGTAAATTCGTCATCCCAGCCGAATGCGCGGCCTTCAGTGTTCATGTCATTCATAAGTAAAACTCCTTTTCTTCATTGATTCTTGGCTCCCCTTCGGGGGAGCTCCGCAAGGCGCTGGCAAGACCAGACCGAAGCGGTGAGAGGGTTAAAACGGCAGATCACGGCTGTCCAGCACCATCTGCAGCACCTGGGGCCATGCGGCCACCAGACAGCCCTCTACGAAATCAGCCGGGTAATCCCGGATGGGCATGTCCTCCGGGAAATACCCGCGCTGGCCCACAACGGCCTGCAGTTCTTCCGGGGTGACGTTGTTGGCGCTCATGAGCGGGGCCAGCTTTTCCGGCACGCCCAGCGCGATCAGGTCCGGCGTGAGCAGGGCGGGCGGCACTTCCTCGCGGGGCGGCTGGGGCTGCGGCGCGGGGCTGGGTAGGATGTCGGCCCCGGCGCTCGGCGCGGGAACGCCCTCAGTCACCTGCGGTGACAGCTCCCTCTGGGAGGGAGCCTTTGGGGCACTGCTTCCGGGGATGCAGGCTGCAATGGATGCGTAGTCAAGGGGCAGCTCCTCCGGCAGGCCAAAGCGGTTTTTGGCGTCCCAGCAGGGGTGATGGGTGGTGTACAGCACCCGGCGGCCGCCGCTGGCCTTGTTCTTGGCGTTGGGGCCGCTGCCGGCCTTTTCCACCACGGTCTTGTAGTTGGCAAACAGCAGCATGTCGCACCATTCCCGCAGCAGCGGGGCCACCTGCTTGGAGGTTTTCATGCTCCAGCGGTCGTAGTTACCCACGGCGTCCGGCTGCTCGAACTTGGTGATGGCCGCATGGGCCAGCACCACCACGTTGTGCCCGGCGTTGAGCACCTCTTCCAGCGCGTCCAGCAGCTTGGCAAACTCTTCCTTGACGTAGGTGTAGCCCTTGCCATAGCCAAAATCCTCGATGCCGTTCACCTTGGCGCGGGCGCACACGGCCTGAATGCACAGGCGCTCTGCCCAGTCGGAGGTGTCGAGCACCAGCGTGCCGCAGGGTACACTGCCCTTGCGCACCTCGGCCACCTCGTCCAGTAGCATCGCCCAGCTGGTGGGCTGGGGCAGGCGGGCCACATTCAGCCGCTTTGTGCCGCCCTCGGTGTCGATGAACACCGGATCCGGAAAATGGGAGGCAAAGGTGGATTTGCCAATGCCCTCCGGCCCGTAGAGCACGGTTTTGACCGGCGCGGTCTGCACGCCGGTGGTCACGGAATACTTGCTCATTTAAAACGCTCCTTTCGTCCAGCCTTTGCGAATTGGGGCGGGCTGGGGCTTTTCGGCGGGCGGCTCGGTGCCCTTGACCATGCCGTCCTCAATGATGATCTGGCACTCACTGCCGGTGGAAACGCGGGTAGCAATGGCCTGCAGGCCCTCGGCTTCCAGCCAGGCGGAAAACTCCTGCAGGGTGGTCATGTCCATCTGCTCCAGCTTGTCCAGCAGAACAAAGCCGCAGTCCGGGTTCAGCCGGCGCACGATGGCGGCGGCCACCCGCAGCTGGTCACTGCCGGACATATCCCGCCAGCGCTTACCGTTGTAAGTAAGGACGCCGTCCTCCACGCTGAGGCCCGGCAAGGGCAGGTCGGCCCCGTTCAGCAGGGCCATGCGCTCGGCGCGCTTGTCCTCGATCTGGCCGGTCAGCTTGTCGTAGTCGCTGGCGTACTGGGCGGCCTCGTCCTCAGCGCGGGCCTTTTCGAGGTTGGCACGCACCTTGCGGTTGGTCTCCTCGATGTCCCGGATGGACGCTTCCAGTTCGGCGGTGGATTCGTCCTGCAGATCTGCGGCAGAGGTCTGGGCGATTTTTACGTCGGCCTGCATCGTGGTCAGCCGCTGCTTTTCCGTGCTCAACTGAAATTCAAGGTCTGCAACC